CGCCCTGGACGGTGGTCGCCGCGACCGGGGTGAACGCCGTGTTGTTGGCGTCGTAGAACGCCCGGTTGTTCACGTCATCCTCACCGACGGTCTCCCCGGCCAGGGTCAGGCGTTCGGCCAGGATGGACACGCCCGCGACAGCGTCAAGGTCGGCGACCGTGTTCAGGTCCGGGTCGTTGACTCCGACGGCGGTACCGAGGATCGCCCCCATCCGCACGTCGTTGGCGGCGAGGAAGGCGGTGAAGAACCGGAATTTGCCCCGGTTGGTGACGGTCTCAGCCATGGCTACTTCTTCCGCATCGACCCGCCGGTGCGGGTTACTTCCATCCGGGCCTGGGGCTCGGAGTCGTATTCACCGACCGTGCCGTCTGCCCGGTACACGATCCACTTGTCGGACCCCGATGCCCGCAGCGACTGTCCAGCCGCAGGCGTTACCGAAGCCCCTCCACATGCGCATCCCATATGTCACCCCTTGACCCGTGCGATGGCCTCGTGGAACCGGCGTGCCCGGTCCGCTCCGAGACGCTTTTCGATCCGCGCCATGATCACGCTGACCCGTTCCTCCATTGCCGACGCCATGCCGAAGTCCTCGTCCGGGTGCGGCTCGATCTCCATGCCTTCGGGCAGGACCAGACCTGCCGCGACCAGCGACGCCGGTTCCCCGGACGCGGTGCGGGAGATGATCGGGAACCCGGGCGTGTTGACGGCCAGTGCCGCCACCAGTTCCAGGCCGCCTTCGCGGGTGCGCCGCCAGTCGCCCGACAGCGGGGACCGGCGCAGTGCGGCGATCTGTTCCGGGGTCGCGTCGGCAACGACGCCTCCAGCTACATTGACACCCCACCGGTCTTCGCGGGGTACAACGATGGCAGCGGCGGTGCCGGTGTTGTCGTAGTGGTCAGCGGCGGGGATGTAGCCGAGCCGGGCGTCTGCGTGGCCGGTGCCGACGGTGAGCCGACCGACCTTGATCATGGACCCGTCGGAGGTGAGTACCTCGCCGTTGCGGAAATATTTGTAGTTCGTCACCGATCGGGGGGCGAGGACGCAGCGGTCCGCGATCCCCATGTGGCAGACGTCCCACGCCGCCAGATGCCCGTACACGCGTCCGTCGGCGGTCACGGTCAGTGGGGTAGGGCCGGAAAGCTGCGGATCGTCGAACCACTCCCGGGGCGGGGCGACCGGCACCGCAGTGGCAGCAGCCGTCGTCGAGTTACCGCCTTCGATCCGCGACTGGATGCCCTCCAGCACCGAACGCGCCGAACCCATGTCGTCGTCAGGAATGGCAACCCCGCCCCGGGCGCCGTTGATCGCACCCAGCGCCGCCGACACCGCCTTCGGAATGATCGTCGGGGTGCCGTCGATGATGTCGGCGATCGGCAGCTTGTACGAGCTGAAGTTCTCCGGATTGTTCGAATCCCACCACAGGAAGATCCGGCGGTACTTGCGCATGTCGCCATCGGCCCAGGTGCGGGCATGCGACCGGGCGGCGTCGCCGTCCCAGCCGTGCCCCGCGTCTGCGATAGGCATGGAGGACCAGCCCGAAGAGTTGATCGCAGCAGCGATGCTCGAAGTCATGTTCGCGGCCTCCGCTTCCCTCTCGTCGGGAGTCCGGCCCCGCAGCCAGGGAGCGACCACGCGCGGGTCCTGGTACTGCTTCTGGAGCATGTCGTAGATCTCGGTGACCGTGGCCTTAAGCGCGTCGCGTTCCGCATCGGTAACCACGCCCTCCAGGTAGCCGTGGCCGCCAGACAGGATCGTCCCAGCGCTGAACACGGCCCGGGGGATCAGCACCAGACGCCCGTTGACCACGTCAGCGATCGGCAGCCGGTACGAGTCGGGGTTGAGCGGCTGGCCGTCCTTGGCCTTCCACAGGAACGGCGAGCCGAACTTGTTGCCGTTGCCGCCCGCCCAGGTGGAGATCCGGGCGATGGCCTCATCGGCGTTCCACGGGGTCTCCCGGTCAGCGACCGGCAGCTTCGACCAGGTGTTCGTGTTGACCGAGGCGATGATGTTTCCGCAACCACAGGCCGACGCGAACTCCGAGTCGTACTCTTCCATGTCATAGCCGTCGGGCAGTACGGGCGGGTTCGGCCGGGTGTTCTCGACCGGCTCGGTTGCCGCCATCTCCATCAACATAGTTCCAGCCTCGGCGGGCTCGCCGGAGAACGGGAAGTCGACAGCCTCTTCGGCGAACGCAACCCGGATGCGGTCGAAGACGATTGTGCCAAGCCGGTCGGTGACCGTGGGGTTCCCGACGGTTCCGTACTTAAGAGTCAGGTGTGCGTTCCACGGCTCGGGGGAGTCGCCGGTGCCGACCATTTCGACGAGGCCGTCGCGCAGGGCAGCTACAACCTCGCCGTTGATCTCCAGCACCGTGCAGGCTTCCTCGCCGGGGTTGAACACGGCGAACCCGAATGCTTCACCAGCGAACGGGGGGAAGTTCGCGGCGAGGCTGATCGCGGCCCGCAGGTACTGGAGCCGGGTCTGGTTGTCCAGTTCGGAGGCGTCGGCCCAGTAGCACAGGGTGACGTGCAGGTCTTCGGCCTTTTCTCCGCCCGGGACGACGAGACGGGCTGCGTCTTCCTCGCTGGGCAGGAGCGCGATCATGGCCCCGGTGTTGGGCTCATCGGCCACGGATCTCATCTCCATCCACTATGTCGAGGGTGCACCGACAGTGTATGACGTTGTGGGGCAGACCGTCCGGGTCTCCCGGGTACTGGAGCCGGTCCGGTCCCACGTCGAACGCTGCGGCCAGTGGTACCGTTTGACCGTCTGCGGCACGATGCCATTCACGGACCCGGCTGTCATTGCTGGAGTCCCAGCGCTTGAGCAGGGGGCGATTCTCATCGATCTGCGCCTGGAATCCACCGGCGAGGATGGAGGCCGAGTAGGCCCGGTTGACCTCGGTGACTGCGATGACTTTGGCACGGTTGGGCCAGTTCTCGGAGCCGGTCGCGTTGAGAAGACGGTCCACCCGGGCGGCCTGGTGGTATACGTCGTCACCTGCCGCTGCGGAAGCCATCAGTTCAGCATTCACGAGGGCGTAGACCTCGTCGGGGATGCGAACAAGCAGGTTGCGGGCCTTGGCAAGCTCGTCGAGCATGACGGCGTTCGCCTCTGGGTACGAACGCCGGGCGGGGGCGACTTTGCGCCAGCCGCGCCGCTGCACGTCACGCAGCTCGGGGATGATCTTGAGATCAACCTCCCGCGTCCAGTCCGCCGCCAGGAACAGCGCCTCGTCCGCATGCGGCGCAGTGCCGAAACGCCGGACATCCCGGTTGACCGCGCTGGCAACCTTGAGCAGCCAGGCAGTCAGAGCCGCCAGCACGATCGCGGTCATCGCGACTTCTAGCGCCGACAGGTCCTCGCTGCCCTCGGGGGAAGGCTCCGGCGGGGGAACCTGCTCAACCTGGTCGATGGGGATTTCGGTCGGCTGCGTCATCGGATCAGCCCGACTTCACGCAGCACCGCTGCCAGCATGGTCCGGTCGTGGGCAATCGACCGGGTAAGCAGGGTCCGCGTGTAGTTCTCCACTGCGACGGCGTACTTCGACTGATCCACGCCCAGGTCGCGGGCGTCGGAGTGCAGGTTGTCCCAGGCCGAGGCCAGGATCTGGTCGGCGTGGTCCCAGTCGCGGACCTTGACCTTGGTGTGCAGCTCGTGCTTGGGCACCGACGACCAGACAGTCTTGCGGGTCTGGGCGGTCAGCAGCCGGTTCCCTGCCAGCTCCAGCGCCCGGCGCACCGTGTGGTGTGCCGCCTCCAGGACCGGGCCGCCGCCGGTGACCAAGGCTGCGGTAGTCGTGTCGGGGGCGCTGCGGGCGTCTTCGGGCAGGTCGGTGAACGGCGCCGGTCCTTCGGCCATGTTCGTGATCTCGGGGGTCGGCGGGGGCGGCGGCGGAGTCTCCCCCATCCCGATCGGGGTCAGTTCGACCTCGATGCCTGCTTCCTTGCGGACGTTCGCGTCGGCGAAGATCGTCGGGTCGCGGAGCATGACTTCCATGGTGCGGCGCTGCGACAGCTCCTGTGCCGACGGGGCGTCGTCTTCCTTGAAGTCGCCGTAGCGGCGCAGGGCCTCGGCGGACAGGGCTTCCTTGTCGTACAGGGAGACGGCGTCGGCGAGGCGGTTCGGGCGCACGGTCAGCGTGGAAGTGTCGAACCAGTAGGTCCAGCGGCTGATCTCGCTGGCCCGGCCGAGGGTGGTCAGGCTGGCGTAGAGCCAGGTGTTGAGCGCGTCGCACATGCGGACCATGATCGGCTCGACGTGGATCTTGACAGCGGACTCTTCAACGTGCCAGATGTTGAAGTGGTTCGCCGACTGGCCCATCCCCAGCATGACCTCCGGGGGGATGTTCATCGAGATCGACAGGCGGCGGATGGCCTCGTCACGCAGCGGTGCCGCGACCTCGCTCAGCAGCGACTCGAAGCGGATCGGGTTGCGCAGCAGTTCCGCGATCGGGGCGGGGAGGTCGGCGGGGACTTCGACGATGATCGGGGCAATACCGGCGGCCTGCCCCGAGCCAGTCAGGGAGGCTTCCATCGCCTCCAGGATCAGCTCCAGCAGGGCCTCGGCAACCGACTGGTCGTCGCCCCGGGGGAAGTCCATCCCGGCCGGGATACACCACACCATGCCATTGGCGATGCGGGAGTCAAGCTGGGAATCGGTGTAGCGGGTCAGCTTCTCCAGCTGGGAAAGGACGTGCAGAGCCGAGCGCGCCGGGGCGTCGGCGAACCACATGTTCGCCGGGTGCGGCGTCCACACCCGCAGCAGCATGTCCTTCTTCTGCACCAGCGCCGTGGCGGTGTCGCCCTGCGACAGGTACAGGCGGGGTCCTTCGGAATTCAGCTCGGTCGGTGCGGCAACCGTCCACCGGTCCATCTTGTTGACGGTCCGGCCGATCAGGTACGCCTCCCCGGCAACGGTGAGGCTGACGCCCAGGGCCCGCTGGATCTCCGCCCGAGCCCCGGCGCCGCCGAACAGGGAGGTGCCCAGAGCCCTGATCTCGGGGTCTTCGGCCTCGCCCTGGATGTTGCCGTAATCGTCTACCTCGTAGACGCCGATCTTGACCCGGGAGCAGGCTGAACCGATGTAGTCGGCCGCGTCGTG